AATATCATCGGCCTGAAACGCGGTATATTGTCGGACGTGGAGGCTGTGGAGCGCACGGCAAAGGAGATCAGCAGCAGCGAGGGCGACTACAGCCTGTCGATCATGGACCTGCAGCGGATGTGGTACGACGCACTGCTGGAGACGCTGCGCATCACGGACCTGTGGGGGCAGGCGCTGGGGCTGTGCGACGCCCAGGCGGTGGACCTTGAGCAGCTGCTGAGCGTGAGCTGGGGCAACGGCGTTTTGTATGACGCAGACAAGGACTGGGCCGACACGCTTTCGATGGTGGAGGCCGGCCTGCTGAAACCTGAGCTGGCGCTGGCGAAAAAATACGACCTGCCCTGTGAGACGCCGGAAGACCTTGCGGCCATCCGTGAAAAGTACATGCCGGAGATGGTCCAGCTGACCGCCCAGGCCGGGCTGAGGTGACGTCATGGCGCTGACACCGGATGAGATTGACGGGCTGCGGGAACTGATCCTCGCTGTTTACGGCCCCGTCACGGAGGAGCTGCTGCGCGACCTGTGCCGGTGCATTACCGCCGCCGGGCAGATATCGTCCGGCGATGAATACAAGCTTCTGCTGGCAAAAAGCCTTGCCGGAGCGGACGATGTGATCGCGGACACGCTGCGCAGGCAGACAGACCTCACCGACGACGCGGTGGAGCAGCTGATGCGCTGGGCCGCGGAGAAGACCGCGCCGCTGGAGGAAAACGAAAGCCTGCGGAACATTGCCGAAGCCTATGTAAAGGTGACGCGCAAGGAAGTGGCCAACGTGCTGGGCCAGCTGGCCGCGGCAGATGTGGACGGCCGGGTGTATCCTATTAAAGATGTATACCGGCGCACGATGGACTATGTGTTCCGGGAGGTCTCCAGCGGCACGAAGACGCCGGAGGAAGCTGTGCGGCGTGCCACGCTGCGCTTGTGGCAGCGGGGCATCCGCACCGTCGACCGCTCGGACGGGCGCACTTTTTCCGTAGAGTTCATGGCCCAGCGCGCCATTATGGCGAAGATGGGCGAAATGACCACGGCCATCAACGAGAAGCATCACGACGACGGCGGGTGCGACGGTTGGGAGATCAGCGCGCACAGCGCCAGCGCGCCGGACCATGAGCCCTACCAGGGGCGGCAGTACAGCGATAAGGAATACAAGCGGCTGAACAGCCGCCTGCAGCGGCGCATCGGCACGCTGAGCTGCAAGCACATCGCCTGGCCCATCAAGCTGGGCGTGGACAGCCCCCAGTGGACGAATGAGCAGCTGGCGGAGATGGCGCGGGAAAACGCGAAGGGCGTCACCTACGAGGGCAGGCACTACACCCAGTACGAAGCGACGCAGCAGCAGAAAGCGCTGGAGAACAGCATCCGGCAGTGCAAGGACCGTATTGCCGCGGCGCAGGAGGAGGGCAAACTGGGCAGCGGAGAGCTGCGCAGCAGCCGCATCCTTCTGCGGCAGCTGAATGCGGAATACAAGCGGTTTTCGGCTGCGGCCGGGCTGCGCACCGCGCCGGAGCGGCTGCGGGCGGAGGGGCTGGGCCGGGCGCTGAGACCGGACGGCACGCTGGAAATGCCGCGTCCTGCGGGTACGCTCACAGGCAGCGGCGGCAAGCTGGATGTGGAAGAAGCCAGGAAAAGCTATTCCGCGTATCTTGACACCTTGACGGATGCGCCGGAAAAGAATATGGTATGGTTAAGGTATTTTACAGAAAAGAATCCCACTGAGTACATGGAGGACGGCACACTGGATGCTCCGTTTGCGTATGACCCTGTGGAGGACCGTATCCTGTATAACCCCAGGCATCCACAGTTTTCCACGACCGACTTTGAAATGGCAAACACACATGAGCTCGCGCACCGGACGGATGTACTGAATGCGCAGGGGTACAAAAACAAAGCATTTGTGGATGCGATTTCAGACGCTTCAAAAGCTGTTCTGGATAACGCCGAGGGATTTCAGCGTGTAGCGCAGGCAGTACGCAGCGATTTGATGAAAGACATCCTCAGCGCGCTCAGCTCCGGGCGGCTTGACACAGGTTTCGGGCACAAGGCTGAATACTGGGCAAAAAATTCAGAAGCCGTCCCGTTGGAGATATTTGCGGAACTCTTTACGATGGAAACACGGAATGATTCGGACCTGTTCTTCGTTAAGAAGCTCTTCCCCGGCCTGTGGAAAGAATACCAGAAACTGTTTTAGGAGGTATGTGTCATGCCTATGCCCATTACACCGGAGCTTGCAGCCTTCATGAGGTCGCTTGGGTACGACCAGCTTCGCCAGGCGTACAAGGAAAAATACGGGAAACCATATCCAATGTTCTGTCTGAGCGAGACAAAGATAAGCGGCGCTGAATATATGGAAGAACTGCGCGCACAATTCCCCGGTGAAGATCTGGATGAACTCATTGAACGATACACCGACCACAGGAGCGAGGAAGAAAAGCGCGCGGAGCTGGACGCTCTGGTGGATGAGCTGGTGCGCCGGCAAAACCGGCACGCGCCCTGACCTGCGTTTAAACGTCCGTTTAAGCGCCTTTAAATGATAGCTGAAGGACCCCTTCACGGGGGTCCTTTTGTTATGCACATATATATTGTATTTAAAAGGAAGGAGATTGAAACATGGCACTGGAATTTGCCAAAGAGCTTCTTGGCGACGCCTACACCGGGGAGCTGGAAGAAAAGCTGGAGGCGAAGATCAACGAGTTGTACGCGCCAAAGGCGGACCTGGACGCAGCATCGGCACGTGCCGACGGGCTGCAGGAGCAGCTGGACGCCGCCAACGAGGCCATCGGTAAGTTTGAAGGGCTGGACGCGGAGCAGGTAAAGGCGCAAATCGCGGACTACAAGCAGCGCGCGGAGGCGGCGGAAAAGGACCGGGACGAAAAGCTGGCGGCCGCTGCGTTTGACGCGAAGATCGACAAGGCCCTGTCCGACGCGAAAGCGCACAACCCGAAGCTGGCGCGCGGCGCGCTGGACCTTGACGCTCTGCGCACCAGCAAGAACCAGGATGCGGACATCGCGGCAGCCATCGCGGCCGTACAGAAAAGCGACGCATACCTGTTCGGCCCGGCGGCAGCGGAACCCGCGCCCGCATCCGGCACCGGGACCTCTGCTGTGCCGGGCGCGGCGAAATATACCGCCAACGAAATCGCCATGCGCAAGGCTGCGGATCTGCCCGTGGACTGACCGTATCACACACACTATACAGAAAGGCAAGGTAAACCAATATGGCAAACAACATTGCACTGGCAAAAACCTTCGTCCCCATCCTGGACGAAATCTACAAGCTGGCATCGCTGACCAGCAAGCTGGACGGCGCTGCGGAGCTGGCGCGCCAGGGCGCCAACGCCAACGAGCTGATCGTGCCCATGCTGAGCATGCAGGGGCTGGGCGACTACAGCCGCAACGACGGGTACGTCAAGGGCGACGTGACCATGACCAACGAGACCGTAAAATGCAACTACGACCGCGGCCGCAAGTTCTATGTGGACGCGCTGGACAATGAGGAGACCGCGAAGCTGGCCTTCAGCCGTCTGTCCGGCGAGTTCATCCGCACGAAGGTGGTGCCGGAACTGGACGCTTTCCGCTTCGCATCCTACGCGGGCAAGAGCGGCATTTCCAAGGCCGTCGCAGCCGATCTGCCGGACGGCGCATCGGTGCTGGCGGCGCTGCGTGTGGCCATCACGAAGATGGACGAAGATGAGGTGCCCACGGAAAACCGCCACCTGTTCATCACGCCGACGCTGGACGGCATGATCGCAGACCTGGACACCACGAAGAGCCGTGAGATCCTGACGCGCTTTGCCACAAAGACGCTGGTGCCGCAGACCCGGTTCTACACGGCCATCGACCTGCTGGACGGCAAGACCGGCGGCGAAGAGGCGGGCGGCTTCAAAAAGGCCGACGGCGCGAAGAATATCAACTTCATGGTGATCCACCCCTCGGCGCTGATCCAGTTCCAGAAACACATAGTGCCCAAAATCAAAGGGCCGGAGGACGACCTGGACGGCGACCGCCACATGTTCGGCTACCGCACTGTGGGCATCGCGGACGTGTACGCCAACAAGCTGGCGGGCATCTACATGCATAACGCGGCGGAAGCAGGAGGCTGAGAACGATGAGGACGGTTGGTTTGACATTTCATGAGGATACACAGGCCGCCCCGGCTGTTGAGGCCGGGGCCTCCCTGCCGGAGGCCGGGACGGCCGCACCGGGAGCGGGAGCACAAAACCCCGCCCCTGCCCCGGCACCGGAAAAGGCGCTGGAGGACATGACGGTGACAGAGCTGCGCAGCTTCGCGGCGGCGCGCGGCATCGACGTGACGGGCGCGGCCAAAAAGCAGGACCTGCTGCTGGCCGTGCAGACGGCGGTAGAGCCTTCTGCCGCACCGGCTGAGGCTGTGCCCGGTGAGCAGCCGGAGATGGTTGCAGAGTAAAACACGGGAGGGATACGCATGGTAGCGGACAAGGAGTTCTACTATTCCACATACCACGGAAAACTTTCGGAGGCGGACGTGGAGGGCTGCCTGGCCCGTGCGGAGTACATGCTGCACAGCCTGACGCTGGACCGCCTGCAGGACGGAGCCTGGGAACAGGATGAAACGCTGGCGAAATGCGTGCGCATGGCGCACTGCGCGCTGGCAGACGCCCAGCACGCCCAGGACACGGCCGTGCTGGCGGGCGGCAAAGTGACCAGCGAAAGCGTGGGAAACTGGAGCCGCAGCGTACAGCAGGATGATGCACAGACGGGCAGCTTCGAGCGCCGCTGCCTGCGTATCGCCGCCCAATATATCCCCATCCGCAGCGGGCTGCTGTACCGGGGGGTGAGCGGATGCTGACGCCGAATGCAAGCTGCACGTTGTATCTGCAGACGGGGCCGGGGGCATACACGCGGGTGTATGTCCCCGCCTGCTTCTGGCAGGACGGAGAGGACGGCGTGAGCATCGTCATCCCCGGTGAACTGCCGGAGCAGTACAAGGGCGAAAAACGGGAAAAGGACTACGTGGTGCAAGGCGAGCGTATGGGCGAGGTCACGGACACACAGAGCAAGCGTGAGTTGATCGCAGACAAGCCCCTGACTGTCAAAAACCTTGTGCACTGTGCATTCGGCGGCCTGCCCCATTGTGAGGTGACGACGGAATGAGCATGCTGCAGCTCGACTTTCGTTTGCCGGAGTTTGGAAACCTCGTAAAGGACCTGGGACTTGAAGAAGGCGGACGCGCGCAGCAGCATCTTGTGAAAAATGTTGCACGGCGCATCACCAAGTATGTGCCCAAGCGCACATACAGCAGCATCGAGAACGCCATCGCCCAGGGCCAGGAACCGGCCAACGGCCGCATCGTCATCCGCGGCCCACAGGTCAAGTATCTGTATTTCGGGAAAGTCATGGCCGGGCGCAAGCCGAAACACGTTACGAACAAAGACATCCGGTACACCACTACGTTTAACCGCCTTGCCGGTCCTTTCTGGCTTGAGCGCCTCATGGCTGCCGAAAAAGACCGGATCATTGAGGATGAACGCCGGAACATTTTAGGAGGCCCATAATGGCTGTTTTAAACGATATCCGCGCCCTGTTCGCACAGTGCCCTGCGCTGAAAGATCTGGAGGCGCGCACCGACCAGCTGGAGACGGACGCCGAGGGGTACGGGATCTTCCCGGCCGGTTCTGCCATCATCGAACAGGATATGCGCGGAGCGGCCACCTGGCAATACAACTTCATCATTGCCGCCACCCGCATGACGGCTGATGACATCATGCGGCTGGATAACTGCAACTTCACTGAAGAGTTACAGGACTGGGTCCAGCAGCAAAACCGCAAGGGCGTCCCTCTTTCCGGGGACGGCCTTTCTTTTGTCTCAATTTCCGCCGCAAACGGAGCCATTACAGACTGGGACGAAAATTTCCAATATGGTGTCTACTAAATTCAGGGCACCCTGATCTATGAAAAGGAGTGACGAAGCATGCCTGGAACATATATTACCCCCAAGACATTCAACCGCCGCTGGTGGATCGACCTCAGTGCAAACGATTCGCCCCAATGGGCGGAGGTTGCCTCCGGCAT